ATGGCCGATTCGCCGCTCATGGTGCCGGACGACGGGTTCCTCGGCCCGGTGAACACCGGCCCCGGCGGCATCAGCTACTACCGCGCCGGGTCCTCGGACCGCATCGAGCCGCTGCCCGTGAAGATCGACCTGGCGGCCACCGAGCGGATGATGCAGCAGCGCCGCGACTCCATCCGGCAGATTTTTCTCAACGACCAACTGCAACTGATCAACGGGCCGCAGATGACGGCCACGGAATCCATGATCCGGCAGAACGAGAAGATGCGCGTGCTCGGGCCGGTGTTCGGGCGGCTGCGCTCCGAATTCCTGTCGCCGCTCATCTGCCGGGTGTTCAGCCTCATGGCGCGGGCCGGGGAACTGCCGGAGCCGCCGGAGGCGCTGGTGGGGCAGGACTGGGAGATCGAGTACGTGTCCCAGATGGCGCGGGCGCAGAAGCAGGCCGATGTCGAGGCCGTGGGGCGGGTGCTGGAGTTCGGCGCGGCGGTCGAGAAGATGGTGCCGGGCGTGGTGTCCGAGAATTTCGACGCCGACGCCATGCTGCGCGGCGTGGCCGACTCGCTGGGCGTGCCGCAGGACTACAAGCGCGACGTGGGCGAACGCGACAGGATGCGCCGGCAGCGGGCCAAGGCGCAGCAGGGGCAACAGATGATGGCCAGCGCCGAACAGGCCGCGTCCATCGCCAACACGCTGGGCAACACGCCCACGACGGAGGGTCGCAATGCGCTGGCTGAACTTGCTCAAGGCGCTGCGTAGGCGGCAGCGGCCGACGCCGCTGGAACTGCACCAGGCGTACAGGCGCGTGTTCGAGTCCGAGGACGGCAAGACCGTGCTGCGGGATCTGGTCGAGCGCGGGCACGTGCTGCACGCGGCGTTTTCCAGCGACGCGGGGCGCACAGAATTTCACGAGGGCCAGCGGTCCATGGTCGTGCACGTCATCGGGATGATGGACGAGGACCGCTACGCGCAACTGCACCAACAGGAGAAAAAGGCATGACGGAAGAACTCTCCACCCTCGCTGCGGGCGGAATGCCCGGGGGCGCGGATTCTGGAGCCGACACCGGCGCGGGCGGTGAGCCCGCAGGGACCGGGCCGCAGGGCGCCCCACCCGCGCAGCCGCAGACGGGCGGCGCGGGCGACGGCTGGTTCAAGGACTACCCCGAGGAGATGCACGCGACCCTGGGCAACTACAAGACGGCCGAGGATGCGGTGAAGGCGCTGCACGCGGCCAAGCAGAAGATCACCGAGGTGAGCGCGAAGCATGACGGCATGCTCAAGGTGCCGGGCGAAGACGCCAGCGACGAGGAAAAGGCCGCGTACCGCAAGGCGCTGGGCGTGCCCGAGGACGCCGCGGGCTACGAACTGCCCGAGGTCGAGGTGCCCGAGGAACTGGGCGGGGTGAACGCGGAGGCGGCCGAGGCCTACAAGGCCATGGCGCTCAAGCACGGGCTCACGCCGCAGCAGGCCGCCGGGCTGTACGCGGACTATCTCGGCATGGTCGGGCCGCAGGCCGTGCAGCAGATGGCCGACAGGGCCGCCGCATCCAGGCAACTCCAGGTGGACGAGTTCGGCAAGCTGCGCGCGGAGCACGGCGGGAAGATCAAGGACGTGCTCGCCAACGCCCAGGCGGCCATGCAGGCGCTGGGCGGCGATGATCTGGCGGAGGCGCTGGGCTTTGAAGCCGGATGCAAGGCGAGCGTCATCAACGCGTTCGCGCGGATCGCTCCCCACGTGGTCGAAGGGGGCATCAAGGGCGGCGGCGATGCGCCGCAGGTGACGCGGGCGGAACTCAATGAGATGCGCCGCGACCCGAGGTACGCGGACCCGGCCCGGCGCGATCCGGCCTACGTGGCCCACGTCAACAAACTGATGGAAACCGTGCCGCCCGACGAGAACATGCGTGTGATCGTGGGCGAGGACGGCAAGAGCGGGACCGGATCGATCCGGCTCTAGCACATAACCGGCCCCCGTGTGCGCCGCGCGGCCCCTGTTGAGGACTCCCGCAGCAGGACGCCGGGGACTCCCGGAGCGGACGAGGCAACGAGGCAACGAGACAAGAACCTTACCGAACGGGAGGAGAAACAATGTCGAATTCCGTAAATCAGGCGTTCATCACCCTGTACCTGCCGGAGGTCCACGAGGCCTATCAGCAGCGCGGGTCCAAGCTGCGCAACTCCGTGCGGCTGAAAACCGGCGTCGTGGGGTCCACCTGCAAGTTCCAGAAGACCGGCAAGGGCACCGCCGGGCAGAAGAGCCGCCACGGCAACGTGCCGCTCATGAACGTGGATCACAGCAATGTGACCTGCACGCTCGAAGACTGGTACGGCGCGGACTACGTGGACAAGCTCGACGAGCTGAAGACGAACATCGACGAGCGCGCCATCCTCGCCAACGCCGGGGCCTTCGCCCTGGGCCGCAAGGTGGACAGCCTGCTCATCGCCAAGATGGACGGCACCGGCAACGCCGTGCCCGAGGGGGAGGCCGGACTGACCAAGGGCAAGATCACCTCGGCGATCGAAATCCTCAACGGCAACGACGTGCCCGACGACGGCAACCGCTTCGCCATCGTGGGCGCGCACCAGTGGGAGGAGCTCATGTCCATCGAGGAATTCAGCTCCTCGGACTTCGTGGGCCAGAAGTTCCCCTGGCTCACGGGCACGGAATCGCGCGTCTGGCGCGGGGTGACGTGGATGTTCCACTCCGGCCTGCCCGAGGCGGGCGGCGTGCGCAAGTGCTTCGTCTACCACAAGAACGCCCTGGGCCTGGCCGAGGGCCAGGACCTCAAGTGCCACATCGACTGGGTGCCGGAAAAGGCCGCCCACCTCATCGACCACTGCATCAGCGCCGGCGCGGTGCTCATCGATCCCACGGGCTGCGTGGAGATCGCCTGCGACGACGAGGCCGAGATCGTCTAACCGTCCGGCCAGGGGTGGCGCAAACGGCCCGAGGGCACGCCGTCCGTAGGCTCGGGCCCGACCGGTCGCGCCACGCCCCCTGAACCGTCCCACCCGGGCCACCCGCCCCTCCGGTTCCCGCCGCCCGCCACCGGGCCCGGCTTCTCTCCGGGCCCGTGGCCGGCCCCCCCTCCCTCCCCCGCCTCCGGCCCCTCCGGGGCCAGCCCTCCAGGTACGGGCATCCGGCCGCCGACGCCGCCCCACCGTCAAGCACCGACCAGAACCCACGACGGCTCGCGGCGGACCGCGACGCCCGCCGCCGCTGGACGGACGGACAGCGCCCGCGCGCGCGAAAAACGACGCGGCGCGGCCATCCTCCGCTCCGGCGGCGGCCCCTGCGAGGGCAACGCGTCCCCTCCACGCTCCCACAACCACCCTATCCGGCGGCGCGCCCGCGCGCCGCGCAAGGAGAACGACCATGACCTACGATCCCGCCAGCATGTCCCGCATCGAGGGCGTCCCGGGCAAGGCCCTGTACCGCTACTCGACCACCGACGCCCTGTCCGCCGTGACCGCGTCCGGCTACTTCGACGACGCCGTGACCCAGTACAACCTGGCCACGGGCGACGCCGTCCTGGCCACCACGGGCGCGGCCTCGGCCGCCGCCGTGGCCCTGCTCGTGGCCACGAACACGGCCGGAACCGTCACCGTGGTCAACGCCGTGAGCTAGGCGACGCCGGGCGGCCCGGCGAGGACGGACAGGCTGCGGCCAAACGGCGCGGCCCACCACGCGCAGCCAGGGAAAAAGCGCCAATAAGGACGCCCCCCCCCATGGGGCTCCGCCCACCGCTCCTGGCCGCCATCCCCGTCCTGGCCTCCACGCCCTCCTCCCGCATCCCCCGCACCGCCGCCCACCTCGCTTCCTCGCCCGCCGTCCGGCGGAACCGCCCCAGGCGCTCCGCCCACTCCATCGGGCCGCGCACCGCGCCACTGGCGCGCAGGTTCCGCCGGACGGTTTTTTTTTCGCCGCACACGCCCCGCCATCCGTGCCCGCATCTCCCACCGCCGCACCACACGCACCGCCTTCCGGCATCCGTCTCTTCCCAGCCCAGCCCCGGCCAAACCCGTCCCTCCATTTCCCGACCCGCCCCAACCCCTCCCAAAGGAGCCCGCCATGGCCACCAGCGTCATCGAGATCTGCAACAACGCCCTCATCGACCTGGGCGAAACCACGATCATGTCCCTGACCGACGACACCCAGACCGCGCGGCTGTGCAACCAGCGCTGG